CTCCAAGACGGACCTGGTCGCGTTGGACGCGCAGATCCTCCGCCTCGAGCAGGACGAGACCGCTAATGTGACCGGGGGAACCTCGACCTCTACGCATCTGCGCCGGGTCACCGCCCGTGGCTGACCACCCCGGGGCCGCCACGGCGATCGCCAACTCCATCGAAGCCCTGACTGTGATTCTGCGCCGCGACCTGGAAGCCGTCTGGGCCAAGGTCGCCGCGCAGGTCGACCAGCTGGAGGCCGACTGGCCCGCGATGGGCTCAGCAGCGCGCAGACGCCGGCTCTTGGAGCTCCAGGCGCACATCGGGGCCCTGGCGGACTCCGCCGATGAGATCGCGGCCCGCCACGTCCTGAACGGGGTGCGTGACGCGTACCTGCTGGGTTCGCACGCCACCGCGCTGACCGTGGGCGGGGCGGTGGCCTCGACCGGTGTTGACCTGGTCGCGATCACCCACCTCGCGATGGACACCCACGCTGACCTTCTGGCGGCGACTACGCACATGCGCCAAACCACCAAGGACCTGATCCGCACCCTGGCTCGCGACCACGTCTCAGACCGCCTCTACACCGGCACGCCAGCCACCCAGGCGGGTCGGGACCTCGCCAAGGCACTCCGGGGCCAGTCGGTGGCTGCGATCGTCTACAAGGACGGCTCACGCCACGGCCTGGCCTCCTACGCCGACATGGTCGTGCGCACCAAGACCGCCGAGGCCTACCAGGTGGGCGGGTTCAACCAGGCCGACGGTCACGGGGTGAAGTTCATGGAGGTCATGGACGGACCCAACTGTGGGTGGCTCTCCCACGACGACACCCGCCAGGCCAACGGTCTGATCCTGCCTATCGCTGAGGCCCGCTCGGTGCCTATAGCTCATCCTAATTGTCGACGCGTGACCATCCCCCGCCCGGACGTCAAGTCGTTGATCGGCGCCACCCCCAAGGGCCCGCAGTTCACCGCGCAGCAGCTCAAGGACGCAGCGAGCGGCGCCGATGTTGGGTTCCGTAAGGTCGTGGACCGCAGGGGCAACGGGACCATGGCACCGGCTGCGTCGGTGGCTCGTGGGCCCGCAGCGGCACGCCTGGCAGCCCTTCAGGCACGGCGGGCAGGCTAGGCGTGCCTTGTCGCAAACCACGCACCACACTGGCACGATGACGGGCATGCCCACTGACACGATTGAGCCCACAGACGACATCGTCGACGCCTACGTCCACACTGCTGAGTGCGCGGGACTTGCGTGCGACGGACCGCACTGCCCACCGACCCCAGCCCAGATCCAGCTACACCCCGTCCATGTCGAGATCGACCAGGTCGGTGCAGGCACCATCACTGTCGATGGCCACGACCTGTCCAACCGCGTTGCCTACGGCGGTGTCACCATCCAGGCCGGCGACGGGCGACGCTCGACCAAGGTGTACGTCGAGCTGATCGGCGGCGTGACCTACGACGGGCCCGCAGAGGTGCACATCGTTCAAGGCGCGCACGCCGTGGAGTTCCTGCAGTCGGTCAACCCGGACCGCCTCGCCTTGGCTGCACTGACTCGCGGGTTCAACCGCAACCCGATCGAGGCCGCGCTCGAGGTCCTCATCGAGATGGCCCAGGCCGTTGAGACTGGGGAGCTAAGCGAGTGAACCTCGACCTGACGTCGGTCTTCGCCCGGGCACAGTCCCTGGCCGAGCAGGCCATGACCACATCCGGGACCACGGTCAAGGGCCAAAGGGGCAAGGACACGACCACGGTGGACCCGGACACCCTCAAAGTAACAGTCCTGGTGGCCGCGCCGGTCACCTACGCCGGCACGGTCGCACTGCTTGTCCCGCAGTCCGGCGGCGCGTCCGGGCAGCCCTACCCCGGCACGGTGCGCTCCGACACCAACTGGCGTCTCCTGCTGCCTGTGGCGGTCACCAACGTCCTGATCGGTGACGTCTGGACTGTCCTGACCTGCCGTGACCCAAGACTCACTGTGGCCCGCCAGTTCGTCGTCAAGGCCATCCCTGACTCCTCGGCGGGTGCGATCCGGGACCTGACCGTCGCGGCCTACCCCGAAACCGGGCAGGTCTGATGACGATGATGGCTGAAAAAGCGCCCGAAATTATGCCAGGAAATATTCCAGCCACGGTCCGGATCGGCTCCGTGACCTACACGGTGACCATCGACCCCGACGCCTGGATGCGCTACGAGCACGAGAATCAGAGCAAGGGCTTCTACGGCCACACCCGCCATACCACGGCCACGATCCTCATCAACCCTGACTCCACCCCTGATGTGGCCCGCCTGACCCTGTGGCATGAGATCCAACACGCACTGTTCGAGACCGTCATGGGCTCACCCAACTGGATCGACCTTGGTGAGACCAAGAACGACCGCGAAGAGGCTGTCATCCGGGCCATCGAGTCACCCACCCTGCTGGTGCTGCGCGACAACCCCGACCTCGTGCACTACCTGACTGCACGCTGATGGCTTCCGACCTGGCCGTGGAGGTGTCCTTCACCGGGACCCTGATCGACCTTGAAGAGGTCGGCCACCAGGTCGGGCAGGCCATGGAGTCCACGGTCCGCGAGTACGGCATGCACCTGCAGAACGAGGTGCGGATCAACGCGTCCACCGGCACACACAAGCCTGGCCGTCCGCACATCCCTGGTACGGGGCCGGGCCCGAACGTGGCCACCGGTGACTACCGGCGCTCCATCTCGTTGTCGTTCAGCTCAGGCATCCTTGATGGTGAGAGAGCGGTCGAGGCCGACGTGTACACGAACTCCGTGCAGGGCAACCGCCTGGAGTACGGGTTCGTCGGTGTCGACTCCATTGGGCGCGTGTACAAGCAGCCGGCGTTCCCTCACTGGGGACCCGCCGCGGACACCATCGAACCCGCATACCAGACCGCAGCCGTCGACGCGGTCGAAGGCGTCCTAGCCCGCGTGAGAGGAAGTGCCACCAATGGTTGACCCGATCTGGCAGCCCAGTGTTGTCGTGGCCGAGTTCAAGACGTGGCTGGGGTCGGTGTTGCCTGCGACGATGGGCGGCAAGGCGTTGACGATGTGGCAGGACACGCCACCTCCTGAGACGCTCCTGCCGTTCGTGGTGTGCTCGGCGCTTCCCGGATCCACACCCGTGGCCGCGGCGGAACAGTCGGGGTTCCACGACATCCTGCGTCTACAGCTGGGCCTGCGCGCCGTGTGTGGCACGGAGACCGAGACCCGTGCACTGTTCGACATCATCCGGGCCAAGGTCGCCGCACGCACCCGCACCGGGCATGTCACACCCATGGCCCTGACCACGGCGCGAGTCATGAAACGCAAGGCCAACTACGACGGCGCACCCGACCTGGTCGGCGGCCTGTGGCAGCAGTTCGAGACGTTCGAGATCACCTACCAACGCCCCTGAGGAGACCATCGAATGACCGATCCGACGTTCCGCATGGGTGAGGACGGATGTCACGTCTGGTGGATGCACGACTGCATGACCTACCTCGGCGGCGACGACCCGACCACGCTTACTCCGCACCGCGCAAAGACACGGCTGCCGATCAAGGACAACGGTTGGCAGGTCCAGCAGGTTGAGCCGCTAACGGTCACTCCGTCGATCCTGTGCGGTCGCTGCCAGACGCACGGCTTCATCACCAACGGCGCATGGGTCGGAGTCTGACCTGTCCCGCTGTCGTGGCGTGTCACACACCACGGGACACACGCACGCTCTAGCGTGAGGCATTGGGAGCGGACCGCGCCCTCCCAGCACCACCCACCAACGCGGACGACGGCATACCCATCGGGGCCGTGGCTGAGACTGGCCCACCACGGGAGTACACCGCATGAGCGTCGTCATGACCCACCCCAAGCTGGACGGCGAAGAGCGTGCCGTCACCACCCAGGAGGCCTTCGATGAGGTCTGGTCCGACAAGGGCTTCGTCCTCGTCACGGACGAGCCCGCCGTCGCCGAAGAGCCGAAGACCAAGCCCGCCCAGGCACTCGTGACCGATTCCAAGATCGGAGCCTGACATGGGCATGTTCTTCCGCCGCGGCACCACCGG